CCTTCTCTCCTATGGTTGGGCACTCGCCTAAATTGATCGTTTGCGGTCAGAAGCGGCCTTTCGTGTCCAACTTCTGAAAACGGGACTGATTTTGCTACGTTGTGGGACAATTCTTGGCCGCACCAAGCACTAAAACGCAACGTTATTTTTCAATGACTTGCGCTTCTGATTGTCCAACCGCATCCGGGAGTTGGACAATAGAAGTTGCCTCTCCGTTCCGATTTAGCTTCGACGCCGCCCCATGCGAGAGGCGCTTGCGATCCGCCGCCCGCGTGTAAAGCGAGGCCATCCCGCCGCCCGTCCAGCCGAACATGGCTTCAAGCTCCGAAACGGTCGCGCCGTTCTCCGCGCATCGGGTCGCGGCAATCTTGCGAACGCCGTGCGCTCCCTTTTTGATGCCAGCGGCGCGGGCTGCGGCTGAAAAGAAATTCCCGAACGATTCCTTCGTGAGCGGCTTGCGTGTTGCTCCGCAAATAAACGCCAAGTCCCCGGTTGGCCCGGCCTTCAACGTCGCCGCCAGCACCGGCAGGACCGGAATAGACACCTCAACCTTGCGCCCGCTCTTTTCCGTCCTGATGGACAGGAAGCCATCGGAGCCGATGTGCTGGCGGCCTATCCTGACCGCATCGCCCCGGCGCAAGCCCGTATAGAGCAACACTTCGAGCCAAACCCGTTCTTTCGTCCCGATAGGCCAGCGGCGCTCGTAGGCGGCAATTTCGGCCTCGGTCCAGATGGGGAAGCCGCCGCGCGTGCGCTTCTTTGGGTTCTTAACGCTAGCGGTCGGGTCCACCTTCACAAGCTGCGCCTCATGCGCCCAACGGAAAAGCCCTCGCATTGCGTCAAGGAAGTTGCGGGCCTGCGCTGGCGTCTCTTTCCGGGTGTCGCGGCCTTTCACAATTGCGGCCTGCGTTATAGCTTTGAGGCTATGTCCGCCAGCCTTCGCCAGCACGTTCTTAAAGATGTTCTCCCGCTGCCGCCGCGTGGCCGCTGACAGGTCCGCCCATGCCGTGCTTCCGCGATACCGGGCAATCAGCCACGACAAGGTTCCTGCGGCCTCCCTGACCGGCTGCGAGGCTTCCTCGTCGCTCATGGCGGCCTGATAGGCGGCCATGAACTCAGGCGTGCCGAATACAGCCTTAAGCCTGACCTTCCGGCGACCGGGGCGGCGCACATACCAGATCGTCTGGCCGTGGCGCGTCACTTCCATCGAGGTATAGGGCAACCGGGGGCGGGGCATGGTGTCAATCACAGGTCCACAACCTCCCGCTCGTCAACTGGCGGTTCTGGGGATAGCGGGGGCAACTCGACCGGTTCGCGCAGATCAACGGCAATCTCCACCCCGTTCACCTTGACCGAGACGCGCGCAGCCCCCTCCTGCTTCGCCGCACGTATCGCGCGGGCAAAGTCAGCTTGGGTAAAGGCTGCGCGGGTGCGGGTCATGGGGCCGCCGGGGAGAGGGTTGACTTGAACATGCGGCCTTGCTCGGAAGTCGTTTCGACAAACGGCAGGATGGACTTGAAGTCGCCGCGCTTTATTCGGATGCGCTTTTTGTATCCAGATATTTCAAAAGCGTCCCAAGTTTCAAATGGCCCGAACGCTTCTTTGCCCTCGCGCATCCATCGCGCTCTGTGATGTTCGTTTTCATCAATCCAATTGATGATGAAACGCTGGCGCTGTGTAAGTTCTGACTTCTTTTGCTCACTCATGGGGCCTCCGTGGAGGGGCGGCAAGATATGCATTCAAATCCTCGGCCCATGACTCGTGCGTGATCTCCGAGCGTTCGCTGCACTCATAAATCCAACCGGAATCGTAGCCTCCTGAGACTGATGAGGTTGAGAGGCTTCCGCTAATCGCGATTTTTGTCTGGATAGATTTAAGCGCGCCACGCAACGCATCCCAATTATCGGCCCCGATTGTCAGCTTTAATTCAATGCGGCGTCTGGGCTTCTCCATCATCCCTCTCCCTTATTGAGGGCGGCGCGGGCGGCGAACAAATCGCCAATGGACACGCTGGTTTCGTCGTTGTCGTCTATGTCGTGGCAATGTTCCTCTATGTATTGAGCAATGTCAGCAAACGGTTTCAGCGCCTTCTCCAACGCCTCGACGCGGGCGCGGGCGTTTGTCGCACGAATGCAAGCCTCGCCAGCTATGCCGCTGCTTTCGACGGCTGCATTGCGCGCCTCATCCCGTTCCCGCTCGCACTCCGCCAGCCTTGCGGATAGTGCGGTGAGGGCGGCGGCGGCTTTGTGGCACCACTCGCGCACTTGGTCATTTGCGTAGGGAGCCTGCTCGCCGTTGACGCTACGCAGCCGCTTAGCAAGCTCTACAACTTCAGGGTGTTCAAGTTTTGATGTGGTGCGGGGCAAGGAGGCATATAAGGGACGAAGATTTCGAACGCTGCCTTCTGGAACGCATGGCTCATCGAACGAAAGCTGAGGCTTCCCCCATCTTGCGTATTTTCCATCCACAATCCACCCAGCCAATTCGAAAACCCAAGCAACCGGCTCTACTTCCGCCACGGGTGCGGGAGGGGCGGCGGTGAGGTAGGCGGTGATGGCCTCACTCAAATCAAGTGTTGAGAAATAGGCATCAAACGCAGCTTCATAAGCCTTCTCATCAAGTTTCATATTTCGCTCCTATAAACTGTGCGACGAATGCGGTCGCTATTGTTGATAGTGCCGTAGCCGTAGCCGTAGCCGTCGCCGTTGCCGTAGCCGTAGCCGTAGCCGTAGCCGCCGTAGCCATAGCCGTAGCCGTTGCCGTAGCCGCCGTAGCCGTAGCCGTAGCCGTCGCCGTTGCCGTAGCCGTTGCCGTCGCCGAAGCCGTAGCCGAAGCCGTAGCCGTCGCCGTCGCCGAAGCCGTCGCCGTAGCCGTCGCCGAAGCCGTAGCCGTCGCCGTCGCCGAAGCCGTCGCCATAGCCGTAGCCGTTGCCGTAGCCGTTACAGTAGCCGACTGGCCTAAAGGCTGTGCTCATGGCAGCTCCTATAAACTGTGCGACGAATGCGGTCGCTATTGTTGATAGTGCCGAAGCCGTTGCCGAAGCCGTTGTCGAAGCCGTTTCCGTATCCGTATCCGTTTCCGTATCCGTTTCCGTATCCGTATCCGTATCCGTATCCGTTTCCGTTTCCGTATCCGTCTCCGTATCCGTATCCGTTTCCGTATCCGTTTCCGTTTCCGTATCCGTCTCCGTCTCCGTATCCGTTTCCGTATCCGTCTCCGTCTCCGTATCCGTTGCCGACAGGCTTAAAGCTTCCGTTCATGGCAGCTCCTGTACACTGTGCGACGAATGCGGTCGCTATTGTTGACAGAGCCATAGCCAGAGCCATCGCCATCGCCATCGACATAGCCATAGCCAGAGCCAGAGCCATAGCCATCGCCATAGCCAGAGCCATAGCCATAGCCATAGCCGACAGGCTTAAAGGTTCCGCTCATCACGGCCCCCAGCCGTCAGGGACCGGGACATAGAACACTTCCGCGCCTTCTGGGATGTCCACGTCAGCTATCGGACGTAGATCAGCCTTGGCTTTCTTTGGGTCAGCCACCATCCCACTGAAGCCCTGCGACTCCCACTTGAAGACGTGCAGCGCATTAGCCAACTTGATGCGGCCATTTGCGCGCGTTACGTCGCCAGCGAAAATCTAGCCACGATCCACTACGACAACAGCACGCGAGCCAGTTGACTGCTTGACCGGTGCATATTCAACGCCGTTGATGATTACGTTTTCCATTTTATTTTTCCTACTTTGAGTTCTTCAGCGCTTGCTGCAATTCGGCTTCGACTGCATATTCGGCCTGCAAAAGTCCAATCGCGTCCTGCAAGGCGTCTAGCTTCGCAACATCGTCTAATTCATCAAACACGGGCGAGATTGTAACATCTCCCTCGCCGTGATTGGCATTCCACATCACGGTAGCGATGCGTTTTCCACGATGGCGTTCGGCATACCAGCCGCGCGTAAATCGGTCGGTCATCACTTGCGCCTTTCGTGGTTTACCCGCCGCGTCTCGCGCAACATCTGCGGTGTGTCGGTCGCATCGCCATATGGCTCATCCGGCATGATCCTGCCCGGCCTGCTGTCAATCCAGTAGATGATTGCGATTAGCGCCAAGACGATTACAAACGCCGCACCTAAGATTAACTCGCTGCCGTCTGCCATGTTGGCCTCCTATGCCGCCTTCGCTTCATCGCTAAATACAACGCCATGCTGCGCGCCGAACGCCGTAATCAGCTCGATCAGATCAATGAACTCTTGCTTGCTTAGGTCTGACGATGAGCGGCCTAGATTGACGAAGCCGGTTCCGTCGATGTTTGGCACAAGGCGCATTTCGCGCTTGAGGCCGTCTAGCATAACTAGCTTCCAGTCATCGGTGCTTAGTTTTATACCATGCCACGTTAGTTGAAGCGATATATCTGTGAGCATTGCCCACATCTTCGAATTTTGATCTAGCGTGCGCTTCGGAGCCTTGAACTCAACTCGCGTCCCGTGCGGAAGGCGGCGGCACCAGTCAGCCGCCTTCGCGCGTAGCGTGTCGTTAGAGAGGACGAGAAGTGCGCGGGACATTAGAAGGGTATGCTGTCATCAAGCGGATCGGGGCCGCGCCCCGTTGCGCGCGTGTTCGTCTGGCGCGGCGTTGTCCCGCTCGCTTCGCGCAAGTCCTTTGCAGGCCGGATGATGAAAGAGCAGCGCCCATCGGCATCAGGAAGCGGCAAGGCGTCCAGTTCCACATTGAAGCCCTCGCCTTCTTTGGCGGGCCATGCCGAACCGATACGCATCCAGAACGTGTTCCCGTCCTTGCGCTTGCGGGGTGTTGTAACGTCAAATCGCGTTGTCATTCTGCGGCCATCCTCTGTTGGCGTTCTTGCAATGATGTTTTGCAATCCTTGAACGATTGAATGATTGCGGGATAAAGT